CGGTGAATATATCGTTGGTAACCTTAATGAGATTTACCAATTCAGAGTACTTGGTAATCCTAGAATGGAAGGTACTAATGCCGTGTATAAGGTAGAGCTTGCTGGTGCTAACACTGAAGGTGTTCCTGCTGAGAGACTTCTTGCAGGTGAAAGATTCTCTATTGAGGCTGCATTTGTTGAGGATGAGATGTCTAGAAAGGTTGGTGAGGTAAGATTCGCTGCTCCTGTTTCTATGAGGAATGAGTTCTCAACTATCAGAATCCAGCACAAGGTTCCAGGTAACAAGCTTAACAGAAAGCTTGCTGTGGGTATCCCAGTGCTTAACAATGGCAAACCTTCTACAATCAATATGTGGATGCACTATGTTGATTGGGAGGTTGAGTGCCAATTCTCAGACTATAAGAACAATGCACTTGCATTTGGTAGGTCTAACAGGAACTCCAATGGTGAGTACATGAACATGGGTAAGTCTGGTAACATGATTAAGACTGGTGCTGGTCTTTATGAGCAGATGGAAGTTGCTAACACCTTCTTCTATAATACCTTTAGCATTAAGCTGATTGAGGATGCTCTTTACGAGCTCTCTGCTGCTAAGCTTGGTATGGGTAAGGACAGATACTTCCTGATTAAGACTGGTGAGCGTGGTGCTATCCAATTCCACAAGGCAGTTCTTCAGACCATTAGTGGTTGGACTCAGTTTACTATCAATGGTGACCAACTTGGTGTAGTACAAAAGACTAACTCTCCATTACACACTAATGCACTTGCAGCTGGCTTCCAGTTTGTAGAGTACATGGGTCCTAATGGTGTTAGAGTTAAGATTGATGTTGACCCTTACTATGATGACCCTGTAAGGAATAAGATTCAACATCCTTCTGGAGGTCCTGCATTTAGCTACAGGTATGATATTATGGACATTGGTACTATGGACCAACCTAATATCTTCAAGTGCGCTATTAAGGGACAACCTGAGTACAGAGGTTACCAATGGGGACCTTTCAGGAATCCATTCACTGGTCAGACTGGTAATCCATATGCTAGCTATGATGAGGATAGTGCAGTAATCCACAAGATGGCTAAGCTTGGTATCTGTGTTCTTGACCCAACTAGGACAATGTCTCTGATTCCTGCTGTTCTTGCAGGCTAAGATACACCTTTATTAAGTATAGGGAGGTAACTCCTCCCTATACTATATTTTAAATTTTAAACTATAATTAGGAGAAGTATGGCTAAAAAAGCTAATGTGGAAGATATTATTGATGACAGCGCTCTGGAGCTACAAGAGGTTCCAATGAGACAAACAATTGAAGAGCAACCAACTGAGAAAGTAACTAGGGTTTCAACTTCAAGAGATAATCTGATTAATTGCCTCAGGAATGAGAGAGTGATTATCAGACATATTGATAAACAGACTGGTATGGTCACAGACCCTAGACATGTATTATATGGTGGCATGGCTGAGAATGCCAAAAGGACTTTCACAGTCCCACTACTTAAGTCAGGTATGCTTTGTGATGTTCTTACAAAGGATGAAAAGAATTACCTTGAAACAGTGCTGGGATTGGAGCCCAATGCCATGAGTGTTTACAAGAAGGAGAATAACTTCTGGAGTTCAGCAAATGAGAATGGTATTTCAAATGTTACTCTCTATAAGCAGGACAACTACCTTGACCTATCTACACCAGTGGATTACATCAAGTATAAAATCCTACTTGCTAACAAAGACAGAATAGCTCCTTCACCTCAAGCTCTTCAAGACACTCCAAAAGCTACTTATGAGTTTGTTATCATCTCAGAGAATGATACAACTAAGTTGGCTAAGGCTAACATGACTCTCAAGATGCAATGTTATAAGGAGTATGGCAAAATTGAGGATGACGCTGATAAACTCAGACTTATCATTGAGACTATTGATGGTAGACCATTGTCATCCAATACTAAGATTGATGTTCTGCAAACTAAGATAAATGACCTCATTCAAGCTAATAGCAGGCTATTCTTGAAGATTGTAACTGATGAGTTACTTCCTACTAAGGTATTAATCAAGAAAGCTATTGAGGCTGGTATCATTGCCAAGAGAGGTGACTTCCTGTACTTAAGGTCTGGTAACACAACTACTCCTCTATGTAATGATGACCAAGAGCCCACACTGAATGTAGCTGCTAAGTACTTGAATGAGCCTAAGCACCAAGAGCTAAAGTTCTCTATAGAAGCAAAGATAAAGTAATATGAATAACACAGAGTTCTCAAATCAGTTTGATGTACTGTACAATAATATAACAAGCAATCAGGCCCCTGGTCTGAATGAGTATGAGAAATCAGTTTTTCTCACTAAGGCTCAGGATGAGGTGCTTAAAAACTATTTCAGCCCAAGGTCAAACCCTAAACAAGAGGGCTATGATGACTCCATAAAGAGACAGGCTGACTTCTCAGGTCTTATGAGAGAAGGCAATGGTACTATAGATAATTCTCCCACTAGTCAATTTGACCCAAGAAGTATTGTCTATAAGGTTCCTACTGATGTGTATCTCATAATTAATGAGCAGATACTTTTGGAAGGAGAAGTTGCTAATCCAAATTATGATGAGAATGATGATGAATCTGATGAACCTGAGACAATACTTGAAACAAAGGGTATAAGACAAATTCTTCCAATTAATTATGAAGAATATAGGAGGCTGATGTCAAGACCTTATAAGGAGCCTTTGAAATATCAAGCTTGGAGATTGTTCACTTCAACTGAGAGTAACTCATTCAATGGGCAAAGGATAGCTGAGGTCATTCTTACTTCTGTAGATAAGAAATCTTCTTATACAAAGAAGTACAAAATCAGGTATATTAAGTTCCCTAAGCCCATTATACTTAGTGACTTCAGTGACTCCTTTGGCGAGGACATCTCTATCAATGGGTATGATGGCAGTGAGGAGAATTATTCTAATTCATTAGCTGCAACTAAGTACAATAACTGGATTACTTATACAGATAGTGAAGCCTATGCTACAGCTACTGCTGGTATGACCGAGGAGCAAATAGAGGAATACAATGAGGATTATCTAGAAGCTCATTCAGACACTATGTCTGATGTCCCTGCAACATCAAGTACTATTTGGGACCCTTGCGAACTAGACCCTGTTATTCATGAAGAGATATTACAAAGGGCTGTGGAGTTAGCTAAGGTTGCATGGTCTGGTGACCTCAATGCTGAGCTTCAGTCAGGTCAAAGAAGTGAATAAAGGAGGCTACTATGGATGTAAAGGAATTTAGTGATGCTTTTGATACCTTACTGAATAGCCATAGCTTTAGAGCTCAGTTTGGAGATACAAGTTTCCAAAGGGATATAGTTCTTGATGAATATGAGAAGTCCCTGTTCCTTACTAAGGCACAAGAGGAAATTGTTATTAACCTTTACAATGGCAAAAATCCTTTTGGTGACTCTTTTGAAAGCACTGAGGAGATGAGGAGGTATCTCGACAGCTTGGTAAAGACTAAGACATACTCTACCAGTGATGAGATTGAAGGTACTGGGGTATCAAGCAATTCAGTATTCTTTAAACTTCCTACTGACTTGGCATTCATAACACTTGAGCAGATAACATATGATGATGATTCATTAGGCTGTGCTGATGGTACTAAGGCCAATGTTTATCCTGTTACTCAAGATGAATATGACAGAGTGAAGGACAATCCATTTAGAGGACCAACCAGGTATAAAGCCCTAAGGCTTGACTATGGCGATGGTACTGTGGAAATTATACCAAAATATACAATAGGTGGGTATTACATAAAGTATATGGCAAAGCCAAGTCCCATAGTACTTGAGGACCTACCAGATGATTTAACAATCAATGGGGTGTCAACAAAAAGTGAGTGTACGTTGAACTCCATACTCCATAACACCATACTTGACAGGGCTGTGGTTATGGCCCTTACTTCAAAAAGCGTTGGTGCCAAGAGTGAATAATGTTTAACTTAATCTTTTAATTAAAATGAATTTATTTACAGTAAACCAAGTAAATCAGGTGTATGTAGCAACCAGGTTGAGAACTTCAACTGACCAACCTGTTCAAGCAGGTGACATCAAGGTGCTAACTGACCCTGATGGTTCAATTTATTTTAAGCACTATGGTAAGGGCGGTCTTACCAGGAGTGACCTTATTGACCCAAAGAACATCATGTCTGTTAAGGGTACTGTTGCAAGCAAGATGGCTAAGACTCTTAGGAGTGCTTGTATCACCCTTAACTCTAGCATGGTTAGTAGCAGCAAGGTAACCCCTGTTGGTCAAGACTTTATTCTCAG